GTATGCAGTGGATGACGTTGCAGTTTTGGCAGCTGGTGAAGATCCGATGCTTCACATCCGCAACCAGTTGGCTGATGCCATCAACAAGCTGAACAGCGCCCGTCTGTTCTCACAGCTTGCTGGTTTGTTTGGTACGGCTCTTTCTGCCAATGCACTGGATAAAGCTGTTGCAGCCGCTTCTGGTGGCGCTGAAGCTAACTTCCTCAGTGCAGCAACAGTTGCTGAAGCTCGTGCCAAGTTGGGTGAGCGCGGCGAAGAGTTGGACACATTGATTGTCCATCCTTCTGTTGCCTACTACCTGTATCAGGTCGGAATGCTGACCTTCTCTACCTCTGCACTTGCTGCTTCTGGCGCGGTGACCTGGGGTGGTGGTGGCGTTGGCATTGGTGCCCGCGAAGTTGGTGAGTTCGCAGGAATGCGGGTCGTCACTGATACCGCAGTGAACACCGTTGCCCCTGGAACTGCTGGTCACCAGCGTGAGTTCTATTGCTACCTGACCAAAGGCGGCACCATCCTTGAGGGTGTTCAGCAAGATCTTCGGATTGAAGCTGATCGCAACGTGCTTTCTAAGCAGGATGTGCTTTCAGTTGATTACCACTCCACCTATCACGTGATGGGTACGAAGTGGTCTGATGCTGGCGACAATCCGACCAACGCCAACTTGGCAACCGCTAACAAGTGGGCTGCCACGTATGACGTTGATCTGATCCCTATGGTTCAACTGACTGTCAACAGTCCTTTGGATACAACAACGATCTGATCCTGATCGGAGTCAAGGCCCTACCATTAGGTGGGGCCACTTTTTTCTTTTTGCGCTATGGCTGCCACAATTAACGCCACTCTCAGCAGCGCGTCAGCCAATAGCTACGTGACATTGGCCGAAGCGAACACATATTTTGAAACCGTTCCAGACAGCAGCACTTGGGACGACAAGACAGACGACCAAAAAAACCGAGCCTTGATCTCTTCAACCCGTTGGATCGATAGCTTGAATTTTTATGGTGATCGTTGCGATACGAGTCAAGCGTTGAGCTGGCCACGCAACAATTATCACGTTGATCGCGTTGAATTAACTTGTAGTGCCATTCCAGCAGACATTAAGTACGCTGCTTATGAGCTGGCGCGAGCTTTAGTCAATGACACGAACTCGATTACAGGGAATACCGGCGATACGGGGTTATTCGAGGAAGTCAAGCTCGGAGAACTCGAAGTCAAGTACAACACTTCTAGCCAAGCTACTGGAACTGTCAATAACGTATTCGACGTTTACCCTTGGTTGCAGTCTTATCTTGGTGCTTATAGTCTTGGAGGTAGCGGTAGCTATCAAGTACGTGTGGTGAGAGGTTGAGATGGCTGGTCAACTCGATAGTCTTTTCAAGAGTGTTGCTAGTTCGGTTGTCAAAGACCTTGGGGCGTCTTTCGATGCAACCGTTACCTACATCCGAAAAACAGATCCCACTTACGACGTAGCAACTGGTGCGCTCACAACTTCCGATCAGATTTATTCAAATCTAAAAGTACCGATTGAGTTTATTGATTCACAGGAACAAGATGGAAGAGAGGCTCGTAAAGCAAAGCTTTATTTGACTCCAGACTTAATTGGCAACGTGCAGCCAACCTTCGAGGATGCAATTTTCCTTGAGGATGGAGAGATTTCAGCCCTCGCTGGAACGGATCGTCAGGTTCAGATTACCGATATTCGCACCTATAGGGGTGGTCAAGAGTATCTCTACATTGTGATGGTGCGATTCTGATGGCCAAGAAGCGCGGTATCGGTAACATTGCGGGCGATCTGGAACGTCAGATAAACAGTGACTACAACGATCTAATTCAAATGATCGCTGGCGATCTGCCTGGCGTTAGCCCTCAAGATACAGGATTTTTTGCATCAAGTTGGAAGGCTTCAACGCAAAGACCTCAGTCTAAGGATGCCAAAGAAGATTTTGCACCATGGTCTGGGTATAAGCGTGGATCAAGGAGAGCTGACGTAAAGCCTCGCTATAAGGTGCCAAGTTTCAACTATAAAAAACAACCTACTGTCTACATAGGCAATACGGTTTTATATGCAAATTCTGCACTTGTTTCAAAAGACAGCGACGTAATCGGGTATGTCCAAGGCCAGATGGGGAGCTTAGTCGCAGAAACTTTCCGCGAGAAGAAAGCTGGAAGAATCTTTGCTCTTACTGGTCAGCAAGGCGTCTCTCCTGTTGGTTACACAAGATTTGGCGCAAATCCTCTTTAAGCTATGACACTCGTTAATGCCAGAGCTGCTTTTGAGAAAGCGGTGACCGATGCAGTCACTACTGCCGATAGCACGGTAAAAATGATTTATGACAATGTTGCTTATACGACTCCTGGTAAGACCAAGAAATACATTTTGATGAGCATAAATTTTAGTCGTTCAACTCTCCAAAACCAAGGAGCTGCTCAGGACTATTACTCAGGCGTGATCCAGTGCAACATCTATGTTCCAAAGTCTGCTGGAACGTCGGTATTGTCCGCAATTAGTGAGTCTGTTATTGACGGTTTAACTTCTGTAAACGCTTCTGGCTATACGGACACTTATAGCGTTGTCCCTAGGGTTTTAGACATTGTGGGGCCATCTGTTGTTGAAGCAGAAGATCGTTCTCACTTTGTCGGGATTATTTCTTGTCAATTCACGGCAGTGGTGTAGTGTATTAGGACAAACGGTATTAGTTCATGCGTGCCACTGAGTTGCTTCGGAATAAGTTTGGCGTCAGTCAGCTTTATAAGCACGAAGTCAAGGACGGTGATGATGTGGTGCTTGAAGTGTATTGGCATCCATTGACGATTGCTGAGCGTGAATCAATCCAGAAGAAGTCTGACAAAGACGACTCTGGTGATTTTGCTTTAGGCATGATGATCGAGAAGGCGTTAGACGTTGATGGCAAGCGTATGTTCCAGGATGGTGAGAAAGCTGCTCTTCGCCGTGACGTTGAAGCTGCGATCCTTCAGGACATTCAACTAGCAATGCTGGCTTCTGGAGCGGAGAACAAAGTGGAGGAAGCGAAAGCGGATTTGAAAAGCAAGTAACGACTGGCTTTTTATTTTCTTCTTAGCAAAAGAGTTAGGTATGACGGTAGTTCAGCTCACTGAGCGCCTCACTCAAGAGGAGCTTGTGGGTTGGGCTGCTTTCTTCGAGATCAAGGCAGAGCAAGAGGAGAAGTCAATTCAAAACGCTAAGGCGGGTCGTGGAGCGCGAACGATGGGGCCACGGTAGACTGGAGCGAAGGACTCTACGTGTTCAGCCGTGGCCAATTACAACGTAGATATTGCGGTTGCGGTCACCAATAGCCAAGCAATTGCTCGGCTGTCGAAAGATGTTAATAGCGCAAACAGTGGTATAAACAAACTGATAGACAGTACAAGACAGTTTCAGAAAATTTTTAATGATGCTTTTTCTAAAAATTCCGGCAAGTTTTTTTTAGAGCAAAAGCGAAAAGAGCTAACCGCTTCTAAAGCAATAACAGGCGAGCTTCAGCAGCAGTTGAGGCTGGCAGTTAAACTAGGTCAAGCTTTTGATCGCTTGCGTGTAAAAGAAGTTGGTACAGGTTTTCGCGTTTTAGAAAGGGCTCAGTCTGCTCAAAAACTTTTAACTGGCGGTTTTGTTGGGCAAAAGGCATTACCTGCAAGCACTTCTGGCAAGTCTATTGCATTGCAACGCGAGCAAGATCAAGCTATTGCGGCAGAGACTAAATTACGCAAAGAAATACTTGAAGCGACTGCGCGTCAATTGCGTTCAGACGAAGCAATTGCTGCTGCAAAGTTAAAACTAGAACAAGCAGCCAACTTAGGGGCAAGTGAAGCGACAAGAATAGGCCAACCCAGAAAAGGAAATGTTCAGCCATTTCTTGAGCGGCCTCGTACTACAAGTTCAGTGTTTCAGCAAAAGCTTCAGGTAGAAGTTGATCGGCAAATTAGAGAGACAGGCAAGTTATCTAATGAGATCGTAGAGACTGTTAGCAAGTACAACCAATTACAAACAAGCACAGATAAACTAATCAAGACGCAGGGCAGGCTGAGCACTGAAGTAGTAAAACCAAAGCCCCAGACGAAAGCCGGAGGAGGCACCGGAGGAGGCAATAAAGGTCTCTCGGACCTTGCACTTGGCGTTGGCTTTCCGCTGCTGTTTGGCGGTGGTGCGGGTTCAATTGCTGGTGGCGCGTTAGGTTCTGTTGGCGGGATGGGCGGCCAAGTCCTTGGCAGTGCTATTGGCGCAATCGTTGATCAAGCCGTTGCAAGTGTTGCAGAACTTGGTCAAGCTCTTAACCCGTTCACAGCTGACGTTAAAGCGGTAACAGCAGCTGCTGGTGAAAGTGGTACTGCTTTTGAGCGTTTAGTTAGCGAACTTGAAGAGGTTGCTGGCAAGGAAAAAGCTTTAGAGGTAGCAACAGCTCAGTTAGCGACAATAATAGGTAATAAGGGTGTAGATGCTCTGAAAGAGTTTGGAGATGCAAGTTCTGATCTTTCTAATGAGTTAAGCAAGGCTTTTACTGCATTAGGCGCAGCTTTGGCTCCTGTTCTTGCGGACATCACCAGAGCTACCGCGAATGCAGTTGAAAGAAGCAGGCTTGTAAATAAAGGCACTAATGACCTAAGGGACGATCCAAGAGTCCAGCAAATCAAAGCTGATCTTTCTGCCAGAAAAATTGGAGAGATAGAAGCAGAAGATAAAATCGCAGAGCTTGTAAGACAACTAGAGCTTGAAGAACAAATAAAGATAGCAAAGCAAGCGCAAGCAGACTTACAGGCAAAGATAGACGAAAAAACTTCTAGTTCAATATACCTGACAGAGCAAAAGTTGGTAATAGAGCAAAATGGTGGAGACATTCTTAATGAGCAAGTTCAAACGGCATTGCAAAACATAGACGCAGACAAGATTCGGCTTAAGATCTTGGAAGCGCAAGGAGATCAGCTAAAAATAAATTTAGCCTTTAAACAGGGTCAGCTATTAGCCGCAATTAGAATCGCCAAAATAGAAGCAGCAGAAGAGGCAAAAAGAGCAAAAGATCAACGTGAAGCGGAAGCTGCCACAAGAAAAGCAGCTAGAGAGCAAGAAGCGAGAGACCGAGAGGCAAAGCAACTTCAACAGTCAATCTTCAATGAAGATCTTAAGCAGGTGCAAATACAATCCAAAATTAATCAATTTTACCAAGGCGACATTGAGGCAATACAAACCCAGAAGCAAGAGCTTGAGTTGGTGTTAAATGCCAGAATAGATCAAATAAAGATTACAACCGAAGACTTGACCCTTCAGAACGAAAAAATTCAAACTTTAAAAATGCAAGCTCAATTAGAGCTTGCTAGTTTAGATCGATCTCAAGAGCAACTTCTACTGGCTGAACAAGTCTCTGCTTTATCAGCAGCCGCTGGATTTAACGTTCTTGGTTTAGCAAATGACACAGGTGCGGTTCAGGATAGAGGTATTTACGGGTCAGATACTGGTCCTGTCTCTTTTGAGGAGGGAATTGAGCTTGCTCCTTTAATTGCTTATCAAGTTGAGCTTGACAAGATTCTTGAAAAGTATCCAATGATAGGCGAAGCGGCAAGTGCAGCTGCTGGTCTTATCACGACTGGCTTCGAGTCGATCATTGATGGAACGAAGAGTGCTGAGGAAGTTTTTTCTGATTTCTTGAGAAGTATTGCTGACATGTTGATGAAGACAGCACAGCAGATGATTGCTCAGTACATCGCGATTGCAATTGCCAAGATGTTTGCTGGTATGGGATCCAGTTTCTCTGGAGGCAGTTTCTCTGACTTCAACGGAGTAGGCGGCAACCCGTTTACTACTCCTTCGAGCATATCGCCGTTTGCAGGATTTCCTACATTTGCTGACGGAGGCAGGCCACCAGTCGGTAGACCTTCAATTATCGGAGAGCGCGGACCAGAACTCTTCGTACCAGGTGCTTCTGGAACGATTATTCCAAATCACGCAATGGGCGGGACTAATGTGGTGGTTAATGTTGACGCTTCGGGCTCTAGCGCCCAAGGTGATGGACAGCAGGCCAAAAAACTTGGCTCTGTGATTGGAGCAGCTGTTCAGGCTGAGCTAGTCAAGCAAAAACGACCTGGAGGGCTTCTCGCGGCATAAATGGCAACGTTTCCGTCAATTACCCCAACTTACGGCGCTTCAAAAAGCAGTGCTCCCAAAGTGCGCATTGCTCAATTTGGCGATGGTTATAGCCAGCGCACGACATTTGGACTTAATCAAAACCCAAAAACTTGGCAACTGTCTTGGGAGGTGTCGGAAACTGATGCTGACACTATCGAAGCGTTTTTGGATGCTCGCGGTGGGGTTGAAAAGTTTCAATGGACCCCATTGGCCGAATCAACTGAATACAACTGGATTTGCACTGAATGGAGCAAATCAATTCCGTATTTGAACCGTGCCACAATCACAGCCACATTTGAGCAGGTGTTTGAGGCATGACCACTCCTCAGTCAATTCAAGAACAGCTTCAATCGCTTGAGCCGTCAGCAATTATTGAATTGTTCCAGTTGCAGCTAACTCAAGCTGTAAACGGCGTAGATACCACGTTTTATTATCATGCTGGAACGAATGAGCTTTCAAGCGATATTGTTTTTGCAGGTATAACTTACGCGGCTACCCCGATTGAAGTTGATGGTTTTGAAGTAACAAGTAAAGGCACGCTGCCTAGGCCATCAATGCGGGTGGCTAATGCCAACAGCGGGATTTCGGCTTTGTTGCTGTTGTACAACCCCCTGCAAGCAAAAGTGACAAGGATCAGGACATGCAAAAAATTCCTTGATGTGTCAAATTTTTCTGGCGGCAACCCAACAGCAGACAGTACGGCAAAGTTTGAGGACGAAGTTTGGTATATCGACAGGGTTGCCAATGAAAACCCGCAGTTGGTTGAGTTTGAGCTAACCAGCAAATTAGACCTGACTAACCTTGGGCTGCCACGGCGACAAGTGCTGGAGCACTGCCCCTGGAAATATCGAGGAGTCGAATGCGGCTACAACGGAACTAGTTTTTTTGATTTAAACGATTTGCCGACGAATGCTGCCGGAGACGTATGCGCTAAAAAGTACAGCAGTTGTGCGCTTAGATTCCCTAGTGGATTGTTGCCGTTCGGAGGTTTCCCTGGAGCGAGATTGCAGATTTGAGGCTGAAAAGCACGCATTAGTCCAAGCGCCAAAAGAAGCCTGTGGTCTTATCGTGAATGGTGAATACTGGCCTTGCCGAAATATTGCTGACGATCCTGAGCTTGATTTTGTGATCAATCCTATTGATTATGCAAGAGCAGCTTTGTCAGGCAAGATTGAAGCTGTTGTCCATTCTCATCCAATGGGAGGCCCAGCTAGTCCGGCGGACCTTCGAGCTTGTCAGGGCACGGGGCTTAAATGGCATATTTACTCGATACCGGAGGCAGAATGGTCAACTATCAAGCCCTGTTAGGGAAACAGTGGAAATATGGTGTAAACGATTGTTTTTCTTTGGTGCGGGAGTATTTTAAGTTGCAAGGCATTGATCTGCCAGATTTTAAGAGACCTGCTGATTTAGAGATTTGTGAAAGCATCTTTTTGCAGCAAGCCAAAGCGTGTGGTTTTGTTGAGGTTGAATTTGCAATGCGAAAGCCCGGTGACGTGCTGATCATGCGGCTAGGCACAGCCACTCCAATGCACGCGGCAATATTGCTGGAGAACGAACAAATCCTTCATCAGCGTCAAGATTCGTTAAGTACAGTCGAGGGGTTGACGGCTTATCATGTGAAGAAGGTCGCGGCGGTTTTTCGATATGATGCAGACCGTCAGGTTGCTGGGTGATCTAGCTGATCGCTATGGCGAAGAGCACGAGTATTACAACCTCCGCACGCCCGCGGAAGCCATCAAGCTGTTGTGCATTAATAAGCCTGAGCTGCAAGAGGAATTGATCCATGCACATGAACACGGGATTGGTTACCGGTTGATTCAGGCTGGCGTCGATCTTGACTATGACGATTTGACGCTGCCTGTCGGAAGCAATGATTTGATATTGGTGCCAGTTGTTGCAGGCAGTGGCGGTAGTGGAATTGGCAGGATCTTGGTTGGGGTGGTGCTGGTTGCGGCTGCTTTCTTTACGGGAGGAGCGACTATCGGCCTACTGGGGTTAGCGGCTCCACTCGCGGTTTCAAGTGTGCTTGGGACGATTGGCGCCAGCTTGATCCTTGGCGGGGTTTCTCAGTTGCTCTCGCCACAGCCTCAACTTTCACCGTTGGGTGGCAATCGGTTTGAAAGCGCAGAAGCAACGAGCACTGACGGACCTCAATCAATCGTTCGAGGTTCAGATGGTCGGCAGTCTTATGCATATACAGGCGCTGCAAACACAGTAGGGGTTGGAGCAACAATCCCGGTTGCCTATGGCGAGGTGTTGATTGGTAGCAACTTGCTGTCAGCAACGGTCGATGTTGCTGACGAATCAGATCCATTAAAAGCAGCGGTAAAAACACCGGGAACCAATACGGTGCTTTTTGGAGGCGAAAAATTAACCTTTGCATATAGTAAGTCTTCTGGAGTATTAGCCAAAAGAGCAAACGCTGGTGAGCCTTTCCCTGGAGGTTCGGGCAAAAGATTTAACACTCTCAATCAGGGAATAGATCTTTTCAGAGGGAACAATCGACCTTTAGGCCAGATAAACAAGGAGCGATCAGAGTGCGCTGTTGTTTTAGAAATACAAAATGGTTTGTATGATTTTGCAAGTGGCCCTGGGTCCACATTGGTTGATGGATTTGTGACTTATAAATTAATCACAGAGACTAGAGTTAGCGGGCCAGACCCCAAAACAGGCACGTCTCAAGCGACAATACAGGGGTTGCTTCTGCCGGGGCAAGTTTACAGATGGATTCATCGCTTTGAAAACCAAAAAATAGAAAATGACAATAGAGGGATTAAGATAAACATTGAAATCGTTGATTTTGCCGCTGCGCCAGGTCGCGGCATTGGACTTATCGTTCGTTCTGCTGGTTTTACGTAAATTAAATGGCTCTCAACTCAACCTCCGCAATTCAAATTGTTGACCTCCTTTGCGAAGGCCCGATCGCAGGAATCGTAGGAGGAAGAGCTGGGATCTTTCTTGACGAAACTCCAAGCGATTCATTTTCAGTTGTAGACGTTTCACCTGATTTTAGGTACGGTGGCAGGACTCAAAGCCAATTGGGGCAGGGCAGAAATGGCACGTCAAGCATTACTGATGTCGGAATTGAAATCGGTGAAAATTACAGCGAGACCCTGAGCGTAAATAACGAGGTTGTTGGCCGTAACTACGGAGCAGGTCAAGCGATACGTCAGGTTACCGATACGGACGCAGAATTTATAGAGTTATTGCTTTCAGTCCCGCGTTTGTTCTCTTCAGCTCAAGAGGGCTTGGCGAAAGGGCAACTTTTTAATGGATCAATTCGTGTTGTTGTTGATATTCAGGCTCAAGGCACTGGCTACGTCGCACAATATGACCGGACGCTTACAGGCGTATCAACGTCTGATTACCAAATCAAAACGCCTCGTTTGCCTCTATTTGGCATTGGCCCTTGGAACGTAAGGGTCAGGAAGATTAATTTAGGTGAAAATCATTTTGAAGTAAAGTTTTTTAATTTTAGGGACGTTCCGCAAAATATTCCCTTAGCAAGCAGTCGAGGCAATCAGCTGTTTTGGACAAGTTTAATTGAAGGCCAATCCCTTCGCTCTGCTTATCCATTTTGCGCAGTTGCTGGCCTTTCCCTATCTACGAGGCAATTTAGTGGCTTGCCTACGAGAGCTTACAAAATTCGGGGGCGCATCGTTCAAATACCATTGAATGCCGTTGTAAGGAATGACGGGAGCCTAAGTTTTGTCGGGGCCTTTAACGGTCAGCTTAAATCGGCATGGACGACGTGCCCCGTGTGTTGCTGGTACGACATGGCGACCAATGGCAGATATGGTAGTGGCGATTTTATTAACGCAGCAAATTTAAGCTGGGTCGATCTTTACCCATTAGCTCAATATGCCAATCAGCTGGTGACAAACCCAGACAACAGCCAAGAGCCGCGTTTTGCTTGCAACACCGTAATTGGCAACAGAGCCGAAGCTTTCAACGTGTTGCAAGATTTGGCAAGCGTATTTCGCGGAATGCTTTTTTGGCAAGCAAATACGATCCAGGCGGCTGCTGATCACGGCAACTTAAATGGAACAGCGATTGCGCCAGTTCATCTTTATACAAACAGCAACGTCATTGATGGAACGTTTAGCTATTCTGGCACTTCTCTAAAAACACGCAGTACAAGTATCAGGGTCAGGTATAACGATCCACAAAACTTCTATAAATCTAACTTTGTTGTTGTTGAAGATGCAACACTGATTAGCAAGTATGGTTATCAAATAAAAGAAATTGTTGCTATTGGTGCAACGTCTAAATTTCAAGCCC